GTTTATAGTTGCTGTCCACTCTGGTTTAAAGAATGGCAAAATTTGTTCAATTATCTGTGTTCCATCATCAGCATTTCTGGTCATTACTGACATAGTAATATCAAAATCGTAAGGCACAGGATTAAACTGTGTCAAAAATGTTGATGCATCTCCAGAAAGATTTTTATTTCTTGAGATTGATGTTAGTTTTCTCTCTTCAGCATATCTAAAACTTTTAATTTCAAACGAAATTCTAGGAAGAATAGTATCAATTTGTCTCAACAGATCAGGATTCTGTTCTATGCGTGTGAGATATCTTTCTCTAGGTCCATAGGCAATAGGAACATTTATTTCATTAAGAAGATTTCCTGAGGAATCAAATCTCTGAACAGTGATGTCATTAAACAGCGTACCAAATAGGACGATGTATTTTCTTATTGTGCCAAAATAGTACGTATATCCAAACATTAGAAAGTTCCTCCTTCACTAAACGGATCTTTAATCGAGAAATCAATAAAGCCGCTTGCTGTGTTTTGGAAGAATTCATTCTCTTGTCCAAACAATGGATTGTCTGGTTGATTTGATCCGAAGTTTTCTGTTACAAATGGTTCAGATGCTTCAGAAGTAATGCCGGTATTTGATTCGGTATCTATTGATCCACCAGTTGCCTTTTGTGAATAATTGTTTGAGACTTGGTCAATGACATCGACACCAGTATCGAAAGTTTCGCTGCTGTAGTTGAATTTCTCGCAACGCAATTCATAGTGCTGTAGAGCACCAGTTTGATAGAAAGTTGACTCGTGTTCTACAAACTTGATTTCAAAAATCCCTGTTGTGAATGGGAAATACAACAGATCACCTTCGCGCGGACGAGCGAAATTATACTGTCTTCCAACTTCTTCATCAAATCTACGACGAGCAACACACATAGTAAGTGTATCACCAACCATTAGCCCAAATTTAGACATCAGATCACCATCACCACCGAATCCAGCATAATCTTTAAGATACATTTCAATCTGTATTGCATTGTCAAACTTAGAAGAAGAATCTTCACCAAACAACTCATCCAAGTTTACATGAGTTCTTGGCATATAATATACGTCAATACCATGCATCTTAATCATCTCTGTAGCGAGATCATTAAGGAGGTTTTGTTCTCCGTTGAATCCGTAAAGGTTAAAGAATGGATTAGTTGGCATCAGCAGGTTTTTTCATTTTAATGTGGCCCAAATAATATTTCTTATGCCATTCTGCAGATTGTTCTGGTGTTAATCTGACTTCTGCTGATGCATATGGGTGTGTTGCATTTCTTTTGTTTGACATAAAGTCGCTTTTTTGTTGGTCAAATCTTTTTTTATTTTTCAGATTTTGTCTTGGAGTCAACCCAACAGTTTTATTTTCATTTCCTGCAAAATTAGTATCTTCTAACGCCTTTCGTACAAGATGTTTAGGCACTTTCATCACATGAATATCTCTTTTTTCATCTGGAAGACGGCTTACTTTTTTCCTTTTTCCTGCCTTTGCTTGGCCTTCTTCTGTATAAGCATAAGCCTTTGCTGTATTTGGGTCAAACGCATGTGAAACCATTCCTGTTGTTGGATCTGGACGAACAATGCCATGTTTTTTTATACTATCTCTATGCTCTTCAGATGCTCCATGATACAAATACATATGATCTCCATCGTCATCATCATGTATAGAGTGTAAAGACCCTTTTCTATAATGAGCTTTATATTGTTTCGTTTCTTCTTCACTAAGGAATTGTTTAAATGATCTCATAGAATTACCCAATCATATCTGCCAGCGGCAGGCTGTAATCGTTAATCATTTCGTGCTCTAATGCATCAATTTCTTTAGTGGCTTCATCATAGATCTTTTCAGCATTAAACTTCATTCCGCCAGGAAGAGCAACATCACGATATTTAATTAGATTTTCACCCCACTGCTTTTTGATAAGAGCAGTAGCATAACGACAAAGCCAACGGTCGCCCCACGCCTTTGAGTATACATTAGGATCAATTACTTGATACGCTTCAATTATCATATACTCGCCCACATTAATTGCTGTCCAGTCCATATCAACATACAAAATACTACTATGGCGGTTATATCGTAAAGGCTGTTGTCCGACCAACATTTGTTCTAGGAATTGAATGTTTTGCATGGCCAGATAATATGGGACCATAGTTGTTGCAGTAAGGTCATACAAATCGTTTAATGCGATCTGATAACGAATATTGAACAAATTGTTTGTTGACAAATTTTGCCCAATAGGATAGATGTTAACAACACCGATGATATTATCTGGCATTGTGATGTATCTATTGACTTTATCTTGAGCAGTGACCTGATATTTGTAATATGTTTTATCAGTACCATCATAATGATAGTCCCAAAAGTATTTTAGAGCATCATCAACGCGATCATCAACTTGATCGTCATCTACGTTGATTTCTATAACTGGTTTACCAAGTCTACGTAGACAATATTCTACAAACGATGGTCTATCTGTTGGTACTGCCATACTCGTATGTCCTTTTTTATATTTATACTACTTATGCGTATGTAATAATAACTTGTCCGTTTGCCCCAGAACCCTGATAGTTTGTTCCTGTTGCTCCTATACCAACAATAATACTTAAACTAGTTCCTGGAGTAACTGTATTCGTGATTGTTTTGGTATATCCACCTCCACCTCCACCGCCACCTGCGCTGCCAACAGGAGTACCGTGTGGCTCGTTATATCTTGATCCGCCACCACCGCCTGCTCCTGGGACTGTTCCGGGTAACCCAGAAGCAAACCCCAATCCAGCATATGCCCCAGCTCCTCCTGTTCCTCCAGCAACTGAACCTGTTATACCGTTTCCGCCGGATCCACCAACAGCACCAGCACCATCACCATTACCGCCTGCATTACCTGTTGTATTTAATGTTGTTCCTCCAGAAGAAGTTCCTCCATTTCCTCCAGGAACAGGAGAATTTGTAGATCCTATAGAACCGCCGCTTCCTCCACCAGAAGTCATTGCAGATAAACCGCTTCCTGTTACAGAAGAATATCCGCCTGAAGTTCCGGAATTTATCGGATCTCCTCCTGATCCCCCAGCACCCCAAACTTCAATTGTCAGAGTTGTGTATCCAAACGGAACAGTAAATGATGAGTTTGATGTAAATACCTGCGACCCTGCTTTAAAAGGAACAGCTCCAGACAAAACAACCATTTGAATACCACTCATATTATGATATCCCAGAACCACCAACAAACCATCTATCCGCAGCAACACGTATACATGTAGCAACAGCGCCAGGAGATAATGTTCTATTTCCTGTTGTTGTTGTTCCTGATAACTGAAGAGAAACACCAGTTCCTCCTGCTATTGTTATTATTCCTGTGTTTCCATTAATTATCGTAATAGCAGCTCCATTTGAATATGCTGCATTTAAGTTATTTGCAACAGTATATGTTAAAGAAGCTGAGTTTGATGCATTAAAAATATGACCACCTGCATCTGTTAATACAGTTGTATAATTGCTATTTTGAATATTCTGTGGAATATCGCGATAACCAATAGAAAATGCACCAGCTCCGTAATTTATTGTACTTCCTGTTCCTGTGAAATTTAAGTTTCCTGCAATTGTGTAATTTGCTGTTGTGTTTACGTAAGATGATGCTGGGGCTGTACCAAGATATGTTGCATTATTTGCTGCGGCAGCTGTTCCTGATGTGCTATTTACATACCCATAAGATGCTAGTGTTGTTGCGTTAATCACTGCAGAAGCAGGTGTTGTTCCAAGATAAGACGCCGAATTCGCTGATATTGTTGCAATGTAAGAAGGATTAACAGTTATTGTACCGGAACTGTTTGTTAATCCTGTGCTAAACGTATAATTGGTTGGGCCTGTTATAGCTCCCCAATAAGGAGATCCTGTAGATCCATTGGAATACAGTACATATCCTTGTGAACCGTTACTTCCATTAGCAACCAATGTTGATCCAAGAGTAAAGCTTCCAGTTATATTTGCCGCTCCATTAATTTTGAACGCGACACCACTATCTACTGAATTTGTGTTTATTCCTACTTGGCCTGATCCACCAGCAGCAAAAATTAGGTTTGTATTAACAATAAGTCCGTTGCGTACTTTAAAATCGACATCTGTCATTTCGGTTCCCTTTCCCCGATTATGTTACTTTTGTTATATTATATAGCTACAATCACTAAAAACACTCATCATAATTTTTATATTCCTATTGCTGTCCAATATACTGTTGTATTTGCACTATTACTTGTGAGTATAGTATATCCTGTTTTAGAAAGTGTAGTAACTGCAGGAACATATGTCGCGCCCGTTGTGCTGGCAACAGCAGTAAAACTAAAAGCATTTACTGTATATGGAGTATAAAATGTTTGTGCAGATGTAGTTGAATTTACTAACAACGATCCCCACTTCATAACAATACCATTTGTTAATTGTGTTGATCCATTAGCTCCTACTGAAGCATTAGAAGAAGGTATTGTTGTACCAACAGAATTTACGTATAACACACCTGGAGATATATTTGAATATATTGATGTGTTTCCTATTTGTATAGTATTTGTTGTTAGCGAAGAACCATTAGAAGTAGAAGATATTGTTCCAATTTGAATATTGCTACTTGATGCTATTGTTCCTGAAAACAACGAATTGCCTGCTGAATAAAAGCTATCCACACCAACAGCATATTTGTTGGTTACTTTTACAGTAGAACCATTAGCAGGATTGGCAAAATATGTTCCAAATAAGTTAGTTATTGTTATGTTAGAATTCAAAGCTGAGTATGTAGGAGTTTCAAAATTATTCATGTATGTAGAAGAAATAACGGCATTACTTGCAGTTGTGGTATCTGTATACGTAGCGTTTGCAATGACAATTCCAGCTCCATACGTACCCCATGCTGGCAATGAAGTGTTGGCATTCGTTGGAATAATTGTACTTAGTTGGATAGAGCTAGTGCGGTTGGTTGTAGGTAGAGTACCACTTGTTGCACCAGTTGTTTGACGGAAACTATACACTCCTGAATACGCGTAAGCTGAAACAGAAATGTATTTGTTTTGACCACCAGAAGTAGTACTGAACCAAACCTGATACGAGGAAAGAGCTTGAGGATAAGAAACACTCCAGTAAATATCAATAGAGGTACCTGCTCCAGTATTGAAAGATACTTCTTGGCTAGGTAATGTTGGATTACCGAATGAATCGATGCCCACAACTTTAAAATAATAAGTTGTGTTGTTTGCAAGACTTCCGGGAAGTGTTCCAGCTTTAGGAACAACCACACCGATAGTGATTGGTTGACATATAGGTGACACTATGCTTGGTATAGTATCTAAAACAACAGTTTGAATTGATGTATTAGAATCCGAGGATCCTGTGGTATTCCACAGATTGAAATTACCATCATTGTCTATATAAACGACACCACCACCACCGAGTGTTATTGGCAGGTAGTATGTGTCGGAAGTTGTGGCGTAAGGATTACCAGCAAAGGTGGATGTCTGAATCCCGTTGCTTCCTGAACTGCCAGCAGCAAAAGCTACATTAGAATAAATGTTAACAACGGAAGCATTAACAACACCACCGTATACTGGCAAATAAGCAGCAATATTAGCATTTAAACCTGCTTTAGTCTGATAAGCATCAGAAGTTAATCCACCAAAATATGTAGCATTATTAGCTGTATAAGCGAAACTAGAGTTTGTTGCATACACTGCCGAATTTACATTAAGATTCGCTTCAGTTTTACCACCAAGATAGGCAGCACTATTTGCTGAACCTGTGATACTAGCAGAAGCAGTAATGTAACCTGCTGGGTTAGATGCCAGATAATAGTTAGCTAGTGAGCTATTGGCAGCAAAGTATGAACTCTGGAACCCATTTAAGTAAGTAGCACTATTTGCGGAACCAGTGATGCTGGAAGAAGCAGTAATATAACCTGCTGGATTTGATGCTAGATAGTAATTGGCTAGTGAACTGTTAGCTGCAAAGTATGAACTTGTAAACCCACCTAGATATGTAGCACTATTTGCGGTATATGAGAATGTGGAATTTGTTGAATAAATTGCTGCATTTACATTGAGATTCGCTTCAGTTTTACCACCTAGATATGTAGCACTATTTGCGGAACCAGTAATGTTTGCTGATGCAGTAATATAACCTGCTGGATTTGATGCTAGATAGTAATTGGCTAGTGAACTGTTAGCTGCAAAGTATGAACTTGTAAACCCATTTAAGTAAGTAGCACTATTAGCAATGCCTGTATATGCAGTAGTTTGCACGGTATTATCAGGAAAAATTATAACGCCACTGTTAGCAAAGCACCATTTATCTATACCAGATGTGATGTTAATACTACTGTTTGAAATAATATTGCTTGTGTTGATAGAATTTGCAGTTAATATGTTAAAATAGCTATTTGAACCAAGTTGTATTTGGTTGCCAGGAAAATTTTGCAAAGAAATAGTATTTGCTGCATTCTTCAATACTACATTTATTCCGCTCGACATTATGGTTCCTTAATATGTTGCTGTAGGATTAACAGTAAGTATACCTTCTACCAATCGTGTCACAGAATTTGCTGTCATATTTTTTGCATCAATGTCATAAACATATCTACCAAAAGACATGTTTGCTGTTGTACCATAATCTAAAGAAATGGTAATTGTCCCATTTGTTGGTGTTGGGATACTAACAGAAAAGCTAACAGAAGAATTTGATGTATACCATTTTCTGATTTTGCCTTGAACAGTATAATTTGTTAAATCAATGGGATTTCCGCTACTATCTGTTAATGACAGATCAGTAGAAAACGTAGAACCTTGATCAACATATATGTTTGCTTTTGCTGCCATGTTATCCTCTTATACCGATAGAATTGTTTTTTGGAAAACAGCATTAACACCACCGCCTGCAATAGTAGTGTTTACTAGAGGTGTCATGGTAATAACAGCATTTCCTGAAGAAATACTAGCAGTAAAGACTGCAATAGGACCGCTAGTATTTGTACAAACAGTACCATATTCTGTAAGAACAACTGCTGCGGTGTTTTGCGTAATAAGCAATTCAGAACATTGCGCGCCAGCTGATGGCATATTGACTTGAATTACGTATTTTGCTGATCTATATGATGAAAGTGAAAATGTATCAATTTGTTGAGCAGCATTGGATGTTGAGTTTAATCTTCCACCCAACATAGAAAATATGTTTATTGTGGCAGCGCTGTTTGTTACAGCAATACCGCCGTCTACTGTTAGTGTATTTGGTGTTGATACACTGCCGCCACGAAGATATCCGTTAGCGACAAGAACAGTAGAAGAAAACGTACCATTAACAAATCCATTGCCTGTACTTACATTGCCTGTAGCAGTACCATCAACTGAAACCATATTGTTGTTTACGGCAAGAGCGACCTGATTTGTATTATACAACCAAGTAGCAAAAGTATCTGTAGCTAAATTTGTTTGATTACCATTTATCATTTAGTTATTGCC